AAAAAACCTTTTAAGGAGTTAGAGTGTATACTGATATACGCTTGTAGCCGGCAGTACCCGGAAGGGTACAACAAGCTACATCGCGACCCTTTCTATCCACGATATGTGGTGTGGTACTCTCATCTAACGACCTGGAAAGGTCACCAGACGAGAGTATATCGTCTAAACTACTCGCGCCCTCTCGGACGTAAGCGGTGTAGACAGGTAGTACGCGGTCACCCGGCATATAACGCATATGCTTTCGACCCCGCTTGACATAAGTGTCAAACACGTACCCACCGTATCCCCTGTCCCTACGATGAGGGCGGCAACATCCATCTCGAAGGAGATGACCGTCGCCGTAACCATCAGGGCCGAAGATACGAAGGTGACTTGGAATAAAACCCAAGACCTTAGACGCGAGATCGAATTCACAATTTCTAAAATAGAAATTATGCAGGAGAAATAAAAACTCTCCTGATATCCAATCACGCGCATAGAAAGGCCGTATATCAAATCCGAAGTAATAGTCCTTCCCACAAGATTCGCGGAAAGGACCACTCCAATACGACTTCTCTGTATTTAAACTGAATCCTGTGCTCTTCAGCACAGTCTTCATCAGAGGAACCGCATCAACTCCTATAATGATATCATCCCCATAGACGCTTACGCGGCTATCGGGAGAATCACTATAATGGACACTAGCTTCTGCTAATGCCCAAAATATGAGAGTCTGCAATGGGAATGTAAAACCATTACCCATAGACGAGAACTTGTGCAAATGAATGACCTTACCGTTATCAAAAACGGTAGGCGTTCGACACAAGCTCAAGGCAGAAAACCACTCATAAGGAAGGAGTGAAGCCACAAACTCGCTACTTATCGAGTCTGAAGCCATAGATAGGTCGAGTGTTGCTAAAGCACCCGTAAGAGAACCTTCGCGGGCCAGAACTTGATTTCGGCTCTGGTCACGAGGATTCTGCCCAATGCTGCACAACCGTCGGGAGATAAACTTCCCAAACCCACTCTGAACTAATGCATTCAAAGTAGGTTCCGTCATTACTGTACGGAACGTTTTAGCATTCTTCGGCACAAAGCTGATCCTGCCATCTGATAATTCAAGAGGCAAATCAGAAACCTCCGTGAGGTCCCAATCTGCAAGATTTAACTCCTGCGAGATCGGAATCTCATGCAACCCAAAGTAATGGGGTAATTCCTCATAAAGAAGAGGAATGAGGGGAAGTAGATTTATGCTACACGATGGTACCGCGCTCAATTTTTCACGAGCGCAAGCATTTCTTTTTGGTACCGAGGTCGTTGCTCCGGGTCCGAAACTTAAATCGAGCGAAAAAATGCTCGGAACAGGCCCCAACACAGCTGCAATTTTCCGTTCAGCGCGTTTAAGTACGCGTCGGACGTCTGATGTGAAACAAAAATCATCAGAAGCAGTCATATTGAATAACCTGTTCGTTCTAAGGCATTCAAGTTCGGATTTGTAGAAGTTGTTTCGAGCGACAGCTTCCTTGTCAACACCTATGTCCAGATTCTCGAGCTTCGTAAAGAAGGCGAGCGCCTGGCGCATATGTAGCACAGTGTTGACGGTGTAGCCGGCACAGTAATCCAACTCATACGCGCACACAGACTTAAAGTCCCTACTCACGATCAAATGAGCGAGACCGTCAGCCTGCTTGCCAGCTAACCGGCAATGCGCAAGAGCGAGATCACAAAGGATCTCAATACTTTGGTCAGGGGATAATTCTTCATCCCACGAGCTTAAGTTAAGCATAATAATCTCCATTAGAGCATTAGTGAAAGGAAGAAAACCTACGTCGGCATAACCAGGGTATCCCATAGTTCAGCCAACGGACCGGCCGTGACACCAGCAACTGACGTCGAAATATTCTCACGAATATTCGATGCCAACTGTTTCACGAGTCTCCTAGAAACAGGAGTGCCACGCTCATTGAAATAACCTACGGATTCATCCGTATCAATGAACGCGACTTTCGGTACTGCGGTATAACCCGCAGAATTCTGACCGGATATTGATTCCATAACTGGGATCTCAACCCGACAGGACACACGGTAGATACCACTAGGAAGCTTGCGCTTCTTCATAGTAACTTTTCCCTGCGCAGCGTATGAGAGAGACGGATTCTGCTCTCTCCAAACAGCGACGGTCTCACCATTAACGGTGGTAACGCCCTCTGCTGCGAAAATATGGGAAACCGGTGTTGCAGCGCCATCATAGGCTGTAATGTTTTGTTGCTGAGACATTTAAACTCCTTAAGGCTTTCAAGGCCTAGAAAATACCTGCTTAAGCAGGGTGATCGCATCAAGAGCCCGAGTAGCAGGATTGCTACCTATTGGGTTCCTGAAGGATGGTAGAGGGACAGATAAGGACGATACAATTGTCCTGTTAATCTGAACGTACGAGTTAAAACCCGAACATTCAGTATACTGCCACTCGTGAGGAGGGTTTCCAATCTTACCATTAAATGGAGATTTGAATCCTGTGATCCTACCTTTATACCAATCAAAGGTCGTCCTCACATATGTCCCAGATGTAATACTTGAAATAGTATTACGTGTTTCTAAGTAGTTTCCGATTGGAATAAACCAATCGGCTACAAAAGAGAACGGGACCAGCTCCCACGCAATAGATTCTGGGTTTGTAAGGCCCAAATACGCGGGATAGGAGAAAGGCTTTTCCGCAACATTTGCCACAATCGACTTAAGGTAAGAACCGGAACCCTTAACGGTAAAAACCGTTGGGGAAGACGAATAAACGTCTTTAGGAATTTTCCGATCCACGTGAAACACCTTAATGCGCGGGACGTCTTTCTTACAGATGGCATCCGATAAATCATAGATGTCTTTAATAAGAGGACGCCAGGCATATCTAAGCTCCAACCAAAGTTCGGTTGCAGAAATAGTGCCTTTACCCAGACGGGTAGAAGCAACCAATTTCGCTGAAGGTTTTGCCTTCAGTAAACTAACAGCTTTAGATATTTGCAGTTTTTTAACAGCAACTGCGACCTTTGCCAACTGCTTAGTACGGTCTGCAATGGAGTCCACGGTTTTCCCGAGTTCTCCAATAAATATTCCGGCGTTCCAATTGGAAACACGGTATTTATCGGCTAATTTGCCCAAAAGGGCTATTTCGTCATTGCTATCCCATACACGTGAATTTTGAGCACTTACGGTAGGTCCAGCATCAACCCAAGAAGTAAGTACACCAAAGTCACGCTGCCACCACTTCAATTCACCGAAGAAGGTAAAACTCATCGTCCCTGAATAGGGATGAGGAGGGCGCAGATTCGCGGCTTTATCAGCCGCAGTACGATCTGTACCTGAAGTATTCCGAGTCGAATAAAATCCGAATCGGTATGTACCAGGCCCGGGCTGTTTCGGAAGAAATTCCGTACCATCCCTGGTCCAGTTAACGGTGGTCATAAAGCCTCCTTGCTCGCTTGAGCAAAAAAACGGCATCGAAGGATGCCAGATACCCTCCCGCCATCACAACAAATGGATAAAAGGTATGTATTTGAAGAACAAAATCAGACATAGTACGATCAAAATCGTAAATACGTCCAAT